TCAAATAACCAGTTTTTTCCACTCCTTACCGCGTGCGTCGTTGTAAATATCGGTCATTTTTTGATTCGAATGACCCAGCAAAATTTTGGTATCAATTCCCTGTTCTCTGAACAATCTTTCTGATAAAGATCTTTGCTCATGGAAAGAGGGTGGAGTGCCATTAGCACGCCAGTTGTAATCCACAGAATCCCGGGCTTTTTTAAATGCAACTGTTAACGTTGCTGGTTTAACCATCCCGCCGCGCTTACCCATCCCCTTAGCGTGATGATGGTGCAATAACCACGGACTAAGGATGTAATCACGACAGGATGACACCACGTCACCTAGGGTCAGATTTAATTTGTCGCAACGCAGAGCCAGAGGAATGGCTATCCGGGCTCCTGTTTTTTGCTGTTCGACATGAAGGTAACCATCCCGGATATCCGAAAACTGCATTTTGCAAATATCCGAAAGACGCTGGCCCGTCATCAGTGCCAGCAGCATGCCGCGCTGTAAAAAGTAACCATCCTTTTCCGCTGCGTTATAAATCATCATCCACTCATCAAAAGTCAGTCGCTGTCTTGATATCCGCACTTGCGGTTTTTTTGCCGATTCAGCCGGGTTAAAGCCTGGCGGGACATCACCCGTTTGTTGAGCCTCCCGGAAAACATCGATCAATACCTTCCTGAAAATTTGTCCCATTCTGTTATGTCCCTTTGCCTTGTATTCTTCCAGCACCGATACCACATCTTTTACGGTTATGGCATCTAGCGGCCTGGCTCCAAAACGTTCATCAAACACCCTGAGAGGAGCCGCTTTTTGCTTCAGCGTGCTGAGTTTGATCTCTCCGTTCTCATATCTTTCCTGTTGAATTTTTCTGTAATTATTCAGAAAAATGGAAACGGTTGATGCGCCGCCGGTATCACTAATAATTTTCTCCTGCAGACTGAGCATTTGCTCCATTTGTTGTCTGGCAAGACGGCTGTTCGCTTCTGCTGCAATGGTTTCTGCCAGTTTCTGGTCAATACTGCCGAGTCCATGATTTTTACCTGTGATGGGATGCCTGTAACGCCAGTAAACTTTGTTATTTCTTTTGTCAAAATACGGAGATAAACCCGGAACATCGGTTTTATATTTTCGCGGGCGCGCCATCTTCCAGTATCCTCTTCAAAGCAGGGTGATCTGTGGCGATCACCTCAGGCTTGTTTACCATTCCGACAAAGCGAGCGCGTGGATCCACTCGCCAGTGCCTTCCTACTTTTTTGGGGAGAGGAAATATCATTCCGGCTTTAGCGTATTTACTTAACGTACCCGGAGTAGGGACCGGTTCACTGAATTCCTCTTTTGCCCACTCAGTGAGCAGAATAAGTCTTGCCATGAGCGTCGTTCACTAATCATGGTCGCCGCCACTATAGCTGGTGGGCGACGACCGGGGTTGAACATTAAAAATCAGCCTGATTCGGGATCAGTTTTTGCCAGATAGCTGAAACGTATTTTGCCTGGTAACGGGCGTCATCAAGTGCATTATGGCGCTCACCTTCGAATGGGATAGCAGTTCTGGCATCGAAGTCTATGGCTTTCCCCAGCTCAACGATTGTGCGTACATCGCGATCGTTGTGGTAGCGCCACGGGCAGGGGATCCCCTGTCGTTCGTATGAACGGCGTAAAATCACGTTGTCGAAGTTGGCTCCATTTCCCCAGACCTGGACAAAAAATTCACCGGAGTTTTCGTCGATAAATTCCCGCAATTGCAGTAGTGCATCATCTAACGGAATTTCATCGGTCAGAAGGGCAGATTGCGTCTCACGTGATTGCTTAAGCCACCATTTAATGACGTCACGATCAATGACTCCGCCAGCAGTATTCAGATCGATGGTCTTGCTAAATTCCGGCCCCATATCTCCGGTTTGTGGATCGAAAAATATTGCGCCTATTGAGATAATCGGGGCATCGGGATTTTTTCCCATGGTTTCAAGGTCGATCATCAGATGAATCCCCGCTCTGCTGGTGGATGTGAGATTATGATGACTGTTCGCCTTAATTAAGGGATCTGACGCCTCGCCAGTTTCACTATCGCTGGCATGATGCTGATTGCCGCCAGGGTTCTCCTTGTGCTGATGTGCAGTACCTTCCATTTCCTCCGGATCATTTTCCTGAACTTCAACCTGATTCTCTTCATCGAATGTTTCCTGGTATGTTGCGTCGCCCATCACCGCGCCACAATCAGGGCAGCTACCGCCGCCGGTCTGACCGCAGGCGGTGCAGGCTTTTTCCGGCCCCTGTTGCGCTACTGGTTCAACCTGTTTCGTTTCTGGCTCGTTTTGTTGCGCATTTGGGCTGTTTTGTTCCGTTTTCTGGTCGTTCTGTTCCGATTCTTGCTGGTTCTGGTTTACAGAATCGCGGGTTTCAATCCCCTTCACCCATTTCGGATCATTCGGGTCGCTAATCCCTGCAACAAATTCTCCGCGAGAGGCAGCAAGCAACTTATCGGCGTCAGGCTGGCTGATATTGGCTGCCTGCATAATTTTGTTTACTTCCTCAGCGGTAACTTTTACCGGCTCTGGTTGTGCGGTCGTGTCAGATGCACCAGTATTTTGTTGTGAACCTGAGTATGTACCGTTTTTGCGGGCAAAATATTCTTCTTTCGTGATTTCAGTAGCCCCTGCAGTCAGCGCCTTATTCAGACCAGAAAGTTTGTTTGCGCGACCATATTTTTCGCCATCCTTATCTGTGAAGAGGAAGTAGAACGGCCCCTCACGCTCTACAGATGGTTCGACTTCCACTTTGCATTCGGTTTTTTCGTTGTCCGGAATTGCCGTTTCCACTGCATCAGTTTCTGGTACTGGCGACGAGAGAGTATCAGTTGCGCTCTGATTTGTTCCTTCATCTTCAAACACGCCCTTTGTAGTCAGGTATTCAGTAATGTATTTGTTCAGTGCCACAGGGTCTTTGTGAATGTCGATCGGACGTTCACGGACAAGGCCAAAAATAGTCTGGCGGTCGTAGCGAAGGGCATCAGGCTGTTTGCGCATTGATGCCGAGATACGCTTCCAGTCTTCGCGGTCGTTGTCGATAACTTCATTTTTTGCCCAGCGATGGATGCTGCCGTCAATGTTTCCGGCATCAATGTCACCAGGCCACAGAGCGTAGGCCAGTTCATCATCCAGTGTTTTCCATGTCTGTTTGTATTCGCGACGAATGGTGGCAGTGGCTGGGGGGATTTTCGCTACTGAGTTTTCAGTGTTCTGCCGGTTGACTCTGGCGCAGGCAAGATCAACAACAGACGTGTATTTCCCGGTTTCTTTGCGTTCGGCTTCGCGACGTTTTTTCCAGGTGCGTAATTCTGTCTGGATCTCAGGCCATTTTGCACCCGGCTTACATTTATGTTTAACCCACCCGATGGCGAGCAGCTTAAGCTCTGAATACATGACGTTAACTTCAGGCATTTTCATCAATGCCTCAACGATATGCCCGTCGAATGTTGCCATGTCCTCCTGCAGTAATTCCTGAGCACTAATCACCATATCAACGGTGATGTTTTCACATGTACCGAACTTAACCAGGACCGCGTTCTGTACTTCAAGTGACAGCTTGTCAAAATTGACGTTCATCGGATCGGATTCTGGTTCGACCGGAATAAAGGAAGCGGATTCCTCATCCCAGCGGTTTTCCTGCATATATTCGGTATCCCAGGAGTCGATAGCAGGACGGGGCATGCCGGGTTTATCCTCGCAGACAAGAAATTTATAAGCGCAGTCCTGAGCAGCCGGATATTGCTCCAGGAATTGCCAGGTAAATTTGGCACGGGCGCGGCGTTCGTCACCGGCTTCAATGGCAGTGGCTACAGCAACTGCACCTTCTTCCTTTATTGCCTGTTCGTCCGGAATGGCGGCGCAAATAAAGACTTTACTCATTTTGTTTTAACCTCATTACAGATTTAAGGATGAACAAATCCCTGCCATTGCTGGCATATAAGAATCAAATCTGATGTATTCATTAAGCTGAATGTCGTATTGTGGCAGTTATTTTATTACTGCTCACCATGACTCTGCTTTTACAGGTAAACCATCACGACCAAGGAAGACTTTAATCATGGTTTCCTTAATACAGTGTTGTGTGGAAAAATCACGAATATAGAGCCGTTGTTTTTTAATGTTGTTTACCGAAGCAATATATGTTCTTCCTTTATGAATAACATAATCACCGGGAGTCACGCACTGACGAGGAATCTCATCAGTTCCGAAGTGATGAGCAATCATAATTATCTCCATTTTTACAAATGAACTTTGTTGATGCGGTGCCTGGTGCCTCCAGGTGACGTTAACCAGTTAACAATTAACGCCGGATACAGAGAATCCACCCATAACACTGTTTTTGGTTTTAACTGTTCCGCGTGCGCTTAGCCGCATTCACCGCATCACAAAATTCACTTTAAAAAGGGCGGCAGAGCAGTCACGGAGTAAAACTGATACCGCCAAACGCCACCAGAAAATTGATAACAGAGGGCGTTGTAGCGGGGGTGTCACTTAAGCGTATGGTCAACCTGACAACCCGGTGTCCTCAACGGGGAAGGAATAACCCCGCCATACTTACCGCCGCGCCATTTCGCGGAGTGCCACAACCGGAAGCGCACGGTCGACGAAAATTTAACGACAGGCTATCTATGAACCAGCAACCTCGCCGTGCGCTTTCGTGTTATGGTCTGACTTTTCAGGGAAATATCCTTTCAGTAAACTGTCAGTGCCGGATGCTCACCCGTGTCCGGCGCACGCACTCCACCTCACCCGTGGAGAACTCCTTAATCACCAACCCTCAGGAGGGTGAAATGTCGACTGAAAATGATGAAATCATTAACTCCCTGATACGCCAGATTAATAATTTTGATAAAGCATTGCAGCATGCTGCGGCGCGTAGTGATATAACTCTTTTAGCAATTTCATTTCTTGCATCTGTTATGGATAAAAATGAAGTCGTACGACAGAGTCTTGTTGATTATATCGACTCGCTTCAACCCGGCACTTTCAATCATGAGAGCTTCAATCATGAGAAAGAGCATGTTAAATCTGTTATTAATTCTCTTGTTTTGAATCAAAAGAATTAATGCTTTTTGTTGCAAAGTAATTTTCAAGGGGTTCTATTCGAATCCCTTTCTTTTTCATTAACAAGCCAAACCCCTTATCAATGATGTTCATTAATTCCAGGAAGTATTTTTCATGCAAATCCTGGTTATCAGAGAGTTGCTTCTCTTCGTACAACCCGATAAAGGCGCGACGCACGTTACCGGATATATTATCGATGGTTTCTTTTTCTACGGTACTCAGGTCAAGAGTCGCCAGTTGGGAACGAACTATATTCGCTGCCATTTCCTGGAATGGTATTGGTAAATCTTTAAATTCCATCGTCAACCTCATCAGTCAGTAGTTTTCAATCACTCGTGAAACGTTTAATGCCGCGCTTTTTGCCAGAGTGGTAATATCCTGCTCCGCTGACGCCAGTTCTTTAGAGAGGCGCTCTTTATAGTCAGCAGCCCGCTTCAGGTCATTAATGGCGCGTATCTTCCCGCACATCCATTCGTAAATTTCATCATCGGTATAGCCTGGTGCGATGATGATGGGTTCTGGTTTCTGCATACTGATTCCTCGCGGTGCTGCTTCGCTTATCAGCCGTTAGATTTTGCCGAGCTGGAAAGCGCCTGTTTAAACTCACTGAAGCTGAGAGCTTCTTCGCCTTTGGCAAGGCCTTCGAAGTATTCTTCGTAAGCCTTTTCCATGATTGTGTCGAAATCCATATCACTCACCTGAATTTCTTTCCTGCCAGCGACGCGCACCAGATTCGGTTTTAAACGTTTTGCTTTTGGTATACGTCATCGCGGTGAACGTACCGTCCTGGTTTGGGAACACGCCGTACACCAGAGATTCGTTGTTGCCAAGATCGATAGTATCCATGTTGACCTCATTTCCCCTTAACGCCGGGGTAGCGGAACAAAAACCTGCTGCATAGTTATTAAAGTTGAACCCTGCCGTCATGTTCTTACGCCTCGGGCTGGCTACTTACCCCCTGACCACTGCCTGGTAACTCGAAGTATTGCCCTGCATTCTGTGGGATGGGGTGAGGGAATGAATGAAGTTTAGAAAAACGAACTTTTCAGGTCAATGTTTTTTTATCAAAACATTTTAGGCAGGCAGCTGTTAAGCCATCACCACGATGGCATACAGTTAATCAAATAGATGAGGTTGGTTAAATATCTTGTTGAATTTTAAAGCATACGCCCAATATGCAAGATAGATCATCCAGCATAATTGAAGGGTAGCGAGGATTCGTGGGGACTAAAAGAATATCCGGCCCTTCTATCTCCAGTTTACGAATGACAGGTGTTGTGGTCCCTTTGGGTAAGGCAAGGACAATATTTCCTGGTTGTACGGTTCGATCGGGATCAACAAAAACTGTTGAACCATTTGGGATGGAAACTCCCCCACCAGATGTTGACATACTGTCACTCTCTAGAACAACTGCAAAGGTATTGGCCGGGATTTCTCCGACAAGCTGCACACAAGAGGTTATTGAGGAATTTTTCATATAATCACTCCAGCTTGCTGCCTGCTGAAGTGATAGTAGCGGAACCGTTTTTATCGGCGGTAAAGATAGATCAAGCGAATCACCTGTATTTAACTCTCCTCCATTAAGAAGCCAATTTTCGTTTACTTTCAATATCTTTGCCAGTGAAGTTATGTAACGCGAGGACGGCGCTCCTCCACCGTTCATCCATTGACTTACGGAGCCTTTTGATGCGCCAGTGGCATTGACAAGGTCTTTGCCCTTCAGGTTTAGCGCATGCATACGTTGGGTTATGCGTTCAGATATTGTTTGCTTGCTCATGTTTTGATTTTAAAACACAGATGGTTTTGTTTCTTGACTTTCTTTGGTTTTGATTATTAAACTTTTGACGTTCAGTTTTATGGAGCGACTCATGAAAAAATCAGAAGTATTAGGCTATTTTGGCGGAGTTGTTAAAACAGCCGCAGCTCTAGGAACGTCAAAAACCACAGTCAGCATGTGGGGGGAAGAGGTTCCGTGGAAATGGGCGTTGCTAATTCAGGCAGTCACTGCCGGGGCGCTCAAATATGAGTTACACATACCGACGGTTGTCATTCCCGGTTCTGATCATAATCCGCCTTCTAACCAAGGGGGGGATTCATGAAAATCAAGCATGAACACATCCGCATGGCGATGAATGCCTGGGCGCGTCCTGATGGCGAAAAAGTTCCAGCAGCTGGAATAACCCAGGCTTATTTTGAGTTGGGTATGACGTTTCCTGAACTGTATGACGATAGCCATCCGGAAGCCCTGGCTCGCAATACCCAGAAAATTTTCCGCTGGGTAGAGAAAGACACCCCTGATGCAGTTGAAAAAATTCAGGCGTTGTTACCAGCGATCGAAAAGGCAATGCCACCTTTGCTGGTGGCCAGAATGCGCAGCCACAGTTCAGCTTATTTTCGGGAGCTGGTGGAGACGCGGGAGCGACTGGTGAGAGACGCTGATGATTTTGTCGCAGTGGCAATCGCCGGTTTCAATCAGATGAACCGTGGTGGCCCGGCAGGAAATGCTGTGGCAGTACATTGACTGACAATAGCCATATCGAATCGCTTCCGGCAACTCGTGAGTAAAAAGATTCGGTATCAGAAGAGGTGAGTATGGCTAACGCCTGGCTCAGATTATGGCATGACATGCCAAATGACCCTAAGTGGCGAACAATTGCCAGGGTGTCAGGGCAGCCAATTGCAACAGTGATGGCAGTGTATATCCACCTCCTGGTGAGCGCGTCACGAAATGTCACGCGAGGTCACATTGATGTCACGACAGAAGATTTGGCAAGTGCGCTCGACGTGACAGAAGAGGTAATTGATTCAATTTTGCAGACGATGCAGGGGCGGGTACTTGATGGTGATTTAATCACTGGATGGGAAAAACGCCAGGTGCTGAAAGAGGACAACGGCAATATTTCGCAAACCGCAAAATCTCCTGCAGAGCGCAAGAGGGCGCAGCGAGAGAGGGAAAGAAAGCGGGAACAAAATGGCGATTGTCACGGCGCGTCACGAAATGTCACGCACATGTCACGACGAGTCACGACAGATAAAGATACAGATAAAGATACAGATCAAGAAGATCAAAACACTATGGTCCATGGCGTAAAAAACGCCACGAACCAGGCAGGGGATGTTCAGACCGTCAATCCTGGTCAGCCAGCAGGCACGACACCGGAAGCCGATTCAGCGTATGCGCTGAAAGCCGATTCGGGCGCTGTGCAGCAGGTGATGACAGCATGGACGGAGCAATCACACCAACTGCAGCAGCCTGAAGCCGATTCCGCCATTCAGCGGGAAGCCGATCGGGTAGTCCCGGAAAACACCGGGCAGCCTGTGGGACGAGTGGATTATCCGGATGTGTTCGAACAGGTCTGGCGGGAATACCCGTTGCGTGCCGGGGCAAACCCGAAGAAATCCGCTTTCAGTGCCTGGAAGGCCAGATTACGCGAGGGGGTGCCACCAGAGGCCATGCTGGATGGCGTGAGGCGTTACGCAAGATACCTGGCGGCTACCGGGAAAACGGGAACGGAATTTGTTCAGCGAGCGACGACGTTTTTTGGACCGGACCGGAATTTTGAAAACCCCTGGTTGCTCCCGGTAAGCGGCACGAACAACCAGCGTTGTGTTAATCATATTTCTGAACCGGACACCGAAATTCCGCCTGGATTCAGAGGGTAACAGATTTCAGGTCATGGGGTAATTTTCAGGAGGGCTTGTGGCAAAAGTTTTTACTCCCGAACTGCGGGAAGAAGTGAAGGCGCGCATTGTGGAACTGGTACGCAGAGATGGGCGAAAAACGCGTAAACAACTGGAAAATGAAACCGGGGCGACGAGACACCTGATAGAAGTTCTGGCGAAAGAGCTGGTAGTTAGTGGCGCAGTATATGGTTCAGGACATGGAATATTTCCTTCGGAGCAGGCTCGTAAGGACTGGGGAAAAGCCCGCAAAAAAATGTCGAGAGCGGCAGTGAAAAAGAAGAGCGACCCTGACCTGATTTATTCATTGCTAGATGGCGAAATACGCCGTTACAACAGACGACAGAACATAATTTGTCGCTAGTGCCGTCAGAGCGAAGTTATGCAGCGCATACTGGAATTTTATCAGGGAAATGTTCGGTATTTATTGAAGTGACGAAATTAAAGAGCATTAGTTCAGATATTAATTGACACTTCGATGGCACAGGGCCAGAACTAGACTGGTTGTCAGCTTTGAGCCTGGTGAACGTTGGTATCGTTAGTTTGTATTAATCAACGGAGAATAGGCCAAATGACTTTTCTTTGCCTCTTTTAATTATAATTCAAGTTCAATTGATTACATTGAAGTACTAATGTGAGTCTGTCAAACAAATAGCTCAAGGAATAGGTCATGTGGGGAAGTGAAAACAAACAAAATCTGGACGTACTGGATCCTGTGCAGTTGGCGCGTATCAAAGCGGTACACCGGGGGTTCCTTTACCAGCATCTTTACGCTGTAGGCTGCTTACTTTTGGCGCAGAGGGCTGCTATGGACTCAGTAACTGTCGAGCTTGATGAGGATATTGAGCTGAAATCCAAACAGGAATGTCTCTACATTCAGGTTAAAACCCGTTCAAAACCTATTATGCCCAACGATGTGTCAGGGGCTCTTGAGCGATTTGTAAAGCTCAGAAATGAGCATACTTCGGCAAACCGCGAAGGGGTGGCTTCTTTTGTGATTATTGTAAACCAGGCGCCTGGACCGCTGCTTCAGAAGATGATTGACGATAAAAAGCTTCCTTCTGATGTTCTCATTGTCTGGCCCCAGTCGACAGCTGGACGTCACCCGGCACTTCCGCCCGCATGGAGTACTCTGGCTGATGCGGCCACATGGTGTATCGCAGAAGCAGAAAAGCTGAAATTTTCACTATTGTCCCCAGAATCCTTGATTTGGAAGTTAGCAGGGTTGGTTCAGCTTGCCGCCACCGGAGGCGATACCAATGGGCAACATACGTTTTTCACGGAAGAACTTACTGAACTATTTGAACAGTTGATCGTTCAGCTACAGGACTTTCCTGCGCCACCAGCACTGTACCGTCCACAAAACGAAGAACCTTCTCTCACATCTGGTGAGCGGATCCGTATCCTTTGTGGGCTCTCAGGTGCAGGCAAGACAGCTTGGGCCGCACAGGCCGCATTACACTCCACTGCACTTTGTGCTTATTACGACACCGGTGATCTTCCCGGTCCAGCTCTGGCCAGTACGCTGGTGCGCGAGATGGTTGCTAGATTTACAGCCCGTGACCAAAACGGTTTGCGCAGGATTTTGCTCCCCGGTGCCAGTGGTTTTGAGGCTCTTAGGAGTTTTGATACCTACCTGAAAGAGCACGGTACCACCTTGGTGCTGGTTCTGGATAACGCCCATCGTGTGCCTGCGGAAAATCTACGGGATGTTCTGAATGCAACTACACATATTCGTTTTGTGCTGTTGTGCCAGCCTCACGAAAACGTTCGCGAACTGGAGGTCATGACGGGGCTACAGCGCGAGAGCCTGCAGGGATGGAATCTCGATACGGTAGCTGTCGTTGTAAACGATATCGGAGGATTTGCCACCGCCATGGGATACGAGCAGCTACGGGCTTACACTGGTGGTCTTCCCCTGTATGTAGAGAGCGCCGCAAAAATCGCCGTTTCTGATTATGAGCGTAGTGTCGATGCTCTGTGTGCTGAACTCCAGCAACAAACCCATACTGCGGAAACCGCCCAAGAAATTATTCTGTCACGTGTATTTCAGGGATTTGAATCACTACTTCAGAGCGCGCTGGCATTGTTCAGTCTCTCTGACGTAGGGCTGAGTCGTGAAGAGATTTCTACGCTCCTAATCAATTCGCTGAACATTTCACCAAGCAGTGCGGCTTCTTTAATTAGGAAAATGCGCGCTACTGGCACTATTGAAATTTATGGAAACCATACCCTGAAGGTACATGATGCTGTCAGGGGGCTAGGACTGCAACATCTGGAACTGATGGATCAGGGGATATCGAACAAAGCGCTACTAGCGCTGAAAGACCTTTTAGTTGAAAGTCTTCATAATACCCGCAATACAAAACGGTTATCGTTGTTGACTCAACTTTATATTAAGCTCAATGATGTCACGACGTTGATCGAACTCTCAGGCCAAGAAATGTTTTATGAGATGGGCGTGACGGTCGACATTCTTTCAAGCCTGGAGCGTGCTGCAACATCGGACTTATTGGGACCTGTTCATAAATTCTGGGCATTGGATGGTCTTGTTTTCGTTGAGCTTAAAGACGGAATATCCGACCAGATTGCTCAGAGGTTAAACATCATGGGAGCTTTACTTGCGGAGCACAAGTTCGGTTATCAAGAAGAGATGGCCTATGCAATGAAACGAATGTTATTTTCGGCAGAAAGCAATGATGCACGAGCAGTTCAAAAGCTGGCACAGGAAGTCCGCCCCCAACTCCCAGATGAAGAACATAAACGCATCTTTGACTACAACCATGCTATTGCACTCTGGAGATTAAAAAAACTCAAGGATGCTGAAACATTAAGCTGTAATGTTATACAAGGGTACTATTCTTTATTTGGTATCACACCTGCTGATGTCATAGGAAAAAACGCCGACGCATTATGGAAAACTATTAATCATTCCGAAAATATGCAGGAACACTTTAAACATATGGCTGATGCACTGGAGTTGCTGGCCAGAATTCGTGATGCGCAGGGAAAAATGTCACCATTACTGCGTATTCATTCGATGAAGTTCTACAATCTGGCCATGGCCCCGGAATCCATGGTCAGGGTGGGCCAAGATCTGGCGGATGAGTTTGTTGCCATAAAGGATTACGACGGTGCCAAGGAAGTCATGGAGCAACATGTCCTGCCGGTTGTCAATGAGGCAGGTCTAGTACATCGACTGATTCAGGTTCGAAGCCAGTACGCAGTCATATTGGCACTATCGGGTCAGCATAAAGCAGCTGATGTCGAAATGCAGCGCCTTGCTCCCTATATCGAAGGCCTCACAGGTGTACAGCGTCAAGAAATCCAAAATCAATCAAATTACATCGTACAGCTTGCCCATAAAGCAGCAAAGACTAAATTAACTGAAGTTTTTGGTGCGGTCGGCCGGAATGAACAATGCCCCTGTGGCTCGGGAATAAAGTACAAAAAATGTCACGGTGCCTGAGTCTTTGTACGACCATGCAGGCCTTATTGTCTTGCTATTGCTCTTATGGTTCGCCTTTCTGATTGATTTCATATTGGCGAGGTAACGGGAGTTAAGTAGAATGGCTGCGGGTGCTTGAGGCTATCTGTCTCAGGCATGAACACCAAAGGCAGATAGAGAAAAGCCCCAGTTAACATTACGCGTCCTGCAAGACGCTTAACATTAATCTGAGGCTCAATCTATGAACGGCAAATCTAGGTTAGCCTCTTACGAGCCGAAAGGCAAGGAGAAGCAGGCTATGAAGCAGCAAAAGGCGATGTTAATCGCCCTGATCGTCATCTGTTTAACCGTCATAGTGACGGCACTGGTAACGAGGAAAGACCTCTGCGAGGTACGAATCCGAACCGGCCAGACGGAGGTCGCTGTCTTCACAGCTTACGAACCTGAGGAGTAAGAGACCAGGCGAGGGAGAAATCCCTCGCCACCTCTGATGAGTCAGGCATCCTCAACGCACCCGCACTTAACCCGCTTCGGCGGGTTTTGTTTTTTCCTGGCATTCTGGTTTACAATTCGCACGTCAGCCTGAACACCTGACACCTGCTGCGCCAGCAGAGAAAACAGATGGCGCACAAAACCAAATTTCACAATTCTGATACCGACCTTGCCATCCGGCATGGGCGGCGTTCACACGCATTTAAAACCGACTGGTACCAACACCCACCATGTACTGAAGAACAGGCCGAATGGCTAATTCATAACTACCGCAGACGCGGATACGAGATTAAGAAAGCCCTCAGCCTCGATTATCGTCACTGGATAATCTATGTTAGGCTCCCTTATTCCGAACGCCCACCGCGCCCATCCCGCACATACCAGCAACGGATCTGGAGGTAACGTGCGGATATTACTTCGACCTGTTCTGGTACCGGAACTCGGGCTGGTGGTCCTTAGGCCGGGCCGTGAATCCATGCAAGTATTTCATAACCCTCGAGTGCTGGTGGAGCCTGAACCGAAAAGCATGCGCGGTCTGCCGTCCGGAGTCGTCCCTGCCGTTCGCCAGCCGCTGGCGGAGGATAAATCATTACTGCCATTTTTCAGCGATGAGCGGGTGATTCGTGCTGCTGGCGGCGCTGGTGCACTGTCTGACTGGCTGTTGCGTCATGTCAAATCCTGCCAGTGGCCTCATGGTGACTATCATCACAGTGAAATCGTCATACATCGTTACGGTACCGGCGCGATGGTGTTGTGCTGGCACTGCGACAACCAGCTGCGTGACCAGACCTCCGAATCACTCGGGCAACTTGCTCACCAAAACCTGTCAGCATGGGTGATTGACGTCATACGCCATGCAATGAATGGCACGCAGGAGCGGGAATTATCGCTGGCTGAATTATCCTGGTGGGCGGTCTGCAATCAGGTAGCGGACGCGCTACCGGAGGCAGTATTACGTCGTTCTCTGGGGTTACGTGCTGAAAAAATCCGCTCGCTTTACCGCGAGAGTGACATCATACCGGGAGAGCAGACAGCCACCAGTATACTGAAGCAGCGCACAAAAAATATTGTGCTACCGCCTCACGCCCACCAGCAACAGAACCCACCACAGGAAAAGACGGAGGTCAGCATTGCCGTTGATCCGGAGTCTCCGGAATCTTTCATGAAGCGACCTAAACGTCGCCGCTGGGTAAATGAGAAATACACGCGCTGGGTGAAGACACAGCCGTGTGCGTGTTGTGGTAAGCCAGCTGACGATCCCCATCACCTGATTGGTCATGGTCAGGGCGGAATGGGTACAAAAGCGCATGACCTCTTTGTGTTGCCTTTGTGCAGAAAGCATCACGACGAGCTGCATGCGGATACCGTGGCATTTGAAAAGAAGTATGGCTCCCAGCTGGAGCTGATATTTCGTTTTATCGATCGTGCGCTGGCAATTGGCGTATTGGCGTAAGTGGAGAACGAGCATGAACCTTGAAGCCTTACCAAAATATTACTCCCCAAAACCTCCAAAATTGAGCGATGACGCACCGGCGACAGACTCAGGTGGTTTAGCAATTACGGATGTGATGGCTGCGCAGGGGATGGTGCAGTCGAAAGCACCGCTTGGGTTTGCCTTATTCCTGGCAAAAGTTGGTGTTCAGAACCCTCAGTTTGCGATTGAAGGTCTGCTCAATTACGCGATGGCACTGGATAACCCGATATTGAACAAATTGAGTGAAGAAACCCGGTTACAGATCATCCCTTACCTTGTGAATTTTGCCTTTGCTGATTATTCCAGGTCTGCGGCAAGTAAGGCTCGCTGTGAACATTGTGCAGGTACGGGATTTCATAATGTATTGCGCGAAGTGGTGAAACACTACAGAAGTGGGGAATCTGTTATCAAGGAAGAATGGGGGAAGGAACTATGTCAGCATTGCCATGGTAAGGGCGAAGTCAGCACAGCGTGCAGAGGGTGTAAGGGTAAAGGTATTGTCCTGGATGAAAAAAGAACCCGGCTTCATGGCGTACCGGTTTATAAGATTTGTGGGCGTTGTAATGGAAACAGGTTTAGTCGTTTACCGACCACACTGGCACGACGTCATGTCCAGAAGTTGGTACCGGACCTGACAGATTATCAGTGGTACAAGGGGTATGCGGACGTCATTGATAAACTGGTAACAAAGTGCTGGCAGGAAGAAGCGTATGCAGAAGCACAACTGAGAAAAGTGACAAGATAAAAGATTTTCACCGAACGATGGCGACATAATGATTGTATTTTCTAAGGAAACGTGCAAAGAGTTTTCCAATGATGAGCCTTATATGCATACCGGTGGAAAATATCAATAAGCCGCGCAGAGTGGTTTTTTTGTGGACATAAACTTTGTGCAGAACGGTAACCATTCTGGTTGCCGTGAATGCAGTTTTTTTACATTGCTGGCTTTTTTAGATTTGTGTTAGTCATTGATATTAACAAGAAGGGGAAAAGACATGCTAAAACGGCAGGATATGAAGGAAACGGTTATGCGTGAATGTTCCAGTGTGATTAACCATATCATCTTGGGAAGCCATCCTGATGCAGGGAAGAGGTAACAGTAACGTGCATCAATCAGGCTATCGATGTATTACCGGTTTGTTACCCATGAAGAAAATTAAGGTGATAACGAAACTGATTTTATAGGTGTCTTGTCAGAGTGTTGCGACGAAACTGGTGTTGGCAGTGTAGGGAAAATAGTAGGATGAAAATTATAAATTGCTTTAAATGAGCTTGATTTCCCTCATGTTATGAGATATTTGTCTTATATTGCTGGTTAATTATGAAAATTTTTGTAAATCTACAGCAATAAAATCCATATTAATTAAAGCACTAGATGCGTTTCTGATTTGTGCATGAAACATACATACCATAATGATTAATTGCATCTATAATTACAGATACAGCATTGTGCTGTTAAAAAACTGGAGTCCCCATGAATACATTATATGTAAGTGATTCAAATGAAAAATCTCATGACAGGAATAAAAACAATGAGGATAGTAAGGGTAAGGATAATAAAAAAGACAACCGGAAAGAGTAAATAATCTTTCCTGCATAAAAATACTAGGGTGGAATATGTCAGAACATCCAGATTTTGATGACCGTAAGCCTGATGATGAGCCCGTTGAGCGTCCTGATGAGGGGCAACCATTGAACCCTTTTTCACCGGATGATAAAAGAGAACCTATTATTTAGATATAGCAGAATATAGCCGTTTAAAGTAGGTTGTGTTTTGTTGCTATCCTTAAACCACCTCCACAGGAGGTGGTTTTTTACTAATGGAACATTAATTGGTAGATGTGATTGTGTACGACTTATGGGAGGCTTAAGATTATTTTCTGCCAATAATAAAACCAAGCGTTAACCCTATGCTTAGAGCGACCACCACGCTAGTCAGTGGATAATTTCTAAATTTATCTTTAACGTTTTCTTTGCCTGCCTGCAAAGCATCGTCAGCACATGATGCATATTTTTTGACAGTATTAACTATTTCGTTTTCAGATTGATTTGAAGTCAT